TAGCTGATTGCCATGGTTTGCTATGTCACGTCTGCGCCCGTCCATCTCAGCCTTAACATCCTCTTCATTTAGCCACGAGTAAATAGTTTGCCTACTTACATCCACGACCTTAGCTATATCAGTTATTTTATTGCCTTCTATATACAGCGTAATCATCTTTTCTCTATCCTTAGTAAGCATACATATTCCTCCTTTACACTTAACATAAAAAAGACACCCTAGAACTAAATTCCTAAGGCATCTTTTTTAAACTTTCTATGATATTATTATAACTCTACATTTTAAGAAGGGGTTAAAACCATTTTAATTTTATCTTAATATTTTATGAAAATTAGTTTCGTTAATGAATTTACTATCTCTGTTTTTATTTCACTTACTCTCTGCTCTGTTAGATTTAAATTAATAGCAAGCTGCTTATTTGATTGTTTACTGAAATATCTTAGCTCTATAATCTTATGTGATCTTTCATCTAAAGTACTTAATGCATTATCAATTTTATCAATTAATCTTTGCTTACTACTTTTTATGTTCTTTAAATACTCTATTTGTTTCTCCTTATTTACTATTTCATTTTCTACACTGGAATTAAATTTATATGTTGGAGAAGATTTTTCTTCATATGTTATAGCTCCACAACCTCGATAATCTTGACTCAATTCTTCTATTTCTATAGTTATATTTTTAATTTCAGCTTTGATATTTTTATAATTATAGAGTACTGCTTCAGTTTTTTTATATAAATTTTGCTCTTTATCCTTGTCCATCTTATCACCTACGCTTATTTTTGACTTCAATTTCATTGATTTTATGCTTAAAATCTTCCTTTTTAGCACTTAATTTTGCTAATTCAGTCCACTTTTTGTTCAAAATCGCTTCGTTTTCTTCTTTCTCTATTTTCTGTATTTCTTGCTTGTAAAGCCTTATATTATCTATATCCATAGCAATTTCACTCCTTTTAGTGTAACGTTTTTTGTAACGTTTGTAACATTGCAATGTTACGGCTACAAGTCTTATATACCAATGCTTTCAAAGATTTTTTTATGTGTAACGTTTTTTGAAAAATACATACTATATATACATATATGTGATATTATATTTACTCACGTGTTATATATATATATATATTATGTTACAATAATATATTATATATATAATATATACTGTAAAGCCTTGAGTAGTGCGGTTTTCGAGGTGTAACATTTTTGTAACATTACCCACTTTTTTACGTTACAAATCGCCTTTTTATGTTACACTTTTTGTTCTTATCACCTTTGAACCCGCTATTTTCAACACTTTACGTACTTTCTAAAAAATGTTACAAATTCATATTATATTTGAATTGCGAATCTATATTGCTTCTCTGAATTTGCCACTACCTTCACATAATTCCGGCAAGTTTGCTCTTACTAATGCTTCTGCTATTGGTGGGCATACTGCATTACCACATCTAGCAACTTGTTTTGTCTTTGAATATGTCTTTCCGGTATAATCATGATCAATTATATATCCTTTTGGGAAACCCTGTGCTGCGAATAATTCACGTGGCTCTAACATCCTCATACCTATATCAGCAATTTGATAATCTTGACCGTAAATTGTAATCAATCCAAATCTATCCTTACTTACTATAGTATCTAAAGGTTCTTTAACACTTTGTCCTACTCCTTGGCCATAATATTTAATCAAAAATGCTCTTACTTCTCCTATATGTCCTGGCCCTGAAACAATAGTGTTAATAGGTTCTTTCATATCTGTTCCAACCATATTTTTATTCATTTGTATGATAAATGCACTTACTAGACCATATCTAGGTGAACTATCTAATGTCATAATTGGCTGGTTTATTGATTGACCTCTTACACCATTTTTAGTTGTTTCTGAATGATATTGAATAAGTGTTGGTGCTATAAGACAATGTTCTGCCTTACTTACTATTGTTGTTAATGGTTCATGGATAGACTTGTTTCTATCTTCAGTAAATCCAGTTTGTCCTATTTGCATTATGAAAGGTTCTGGGTTTTCTAAAACAAATTTTTTTATACCTTTTGCAATACGTTTCATTGTATTTTCCGCAAGCGGTTTTTTTCTGCAAAATATGCTCTTGCATGGTATATCCCAATCAATAATTTCTGCAGCTGATACATATGGCTTTAATAATCCTTTTTTAACTTCTTCACTATTCCTATCACCATGTGTAGGCTTTGGCCATACTATAGGTTTTCCATCACATCTTGCAACCATAAAAAATCTTTTTCTTTTCGTTGGAGCTCCGTAATCTGCTGCTACAAGTTCATTGGTTTCTGTTGTATATCCTAATGCCTCAAGCTGTTTTCTCCATTTCCTATATGTTTGACCTTTTTTGCTTTTTATAGGATGCTTTCTCCTATTTAAAGGCCCCCAAGTCTGAAATTCTTCTACATTCTCCAACATAATAACTCTTGGTTTAACAAGTGCTGCCCATTTAAGCACTATCCATGCTAATCCTCTTATTTTCTTATCACATGGTTTTCCACCCTTTGCCTTAGAAAAGTGCTTACACTCCGGAGAAAACCAAGCTAACCCTACTTTTCGTCCTTGAACAGCTTTTATTGGATTAACTGTCCAAACATTTTCACAATAATGTTTTGTTTGAGGGTGATTTGCCTTATGCATCGCAATAGCATCTGGATCATGGTTAATTGCAATTTCCACCGAATGACCTATAGCCAACTCTATGCCAGTAGAAGCTCCTCCACCTCCTGCAAAATTATCTACTATTATTTCATCCAACATACTTATTTGTTTCACTTTTTACCTCCACGTCTGGAGATGTGTACACACTTATTATCTAGAATTACTCCGATTTATTTTTTAATTGTTCGTATTTTTTTAAATTGTGAACTATTTATTTTTCCAATTTTTCATAAGTATCAAATTTCTCCAAGTTGCTTTCATTTAAAGCAATTACTCTTACTCCTTTTAAGAACCCCGCTCTGTCATAACAGTTGTAACCAGTTTTTCTACCGTATGCCAAAATAATATTATCTATATTCCCATAATAATCATTAGTATGATCATGTCCTACAAATACCCCTATAACATCTTTTATTTCTGTAAGTGCTTTAAACATACCAGTTTCTTTTCCTTGGACACATTCCTTTTCTCCTCTTTCTCCAATAGCTTTTCCGCTTTCCCATACAGATATTTGTTGTTGTAGTGGAATATGAAAAAACATTAAACTTGGGATTATCTTTTTATATTTATTTTTTAATTCATTTGACTTTATTTTATACCAATCAATTTGACTACTTTCTAAATAGCCATAACCAAATGATGAATAATCTCCTGAATCAAGCATATATAAGTTAAAAATTGGAACAGTATTGCCGGAATCATTTATTAATAGGTTATAATCTCCTGATTTTCCGCTTACGGTAGAATATTTATTGCTAAGATTATATTTATAGCTTGTATATATCTCCATTTGTCTTTCTCTGCTTACGCCGCATTTTTCGCTGTCATGGTTTCCAAGAACTACTGCCCATGGGATTTTTCTATCTTCCATAGGTTTTGCTATATTATCTATGGCGCTCTTAACTTCTTCTTCGCCATTACAATATCTTCCATCAACACAATCCCCAGTGATTACAACCAAATCAGGCTTTTCTGAATCTAAAATTTCTTCCATAAGCTTTGTAGTGTTTCTATTTTCTTCTGATTCTCCAAAATGCTGATGTAAATCTGTAAACTGAATAATTTTAAATTGTTCATTATTAAATTTTAATTCTAATTTTTGTTTGACTTCTTTTCTTACCCCTATTTTTCTAAAAAAAGATGTTGCCAATTCCAATATTCTTTCTAATATTTTTATCATTTTATTTCTCCCCTTCAAATTTTATTATCTTCTTTAATCCACATCTAATAATAATCTTTTCATTCCAATTTAATGTAACTTTTATATGCCCATTATTTACATTTTATGTTGATAACTTCATAATTTTAATACGTACTTTATTCATGTTCCTAACCAAATGGAATAACATTATCTTCATTTGTGACCTCAATGATATCTGGTGGAGCTATCGCATCAACTTTAAGTTTTCTTAGCTTTTCCATGCTATAGGTATCAAACCTAATAATTTTTCCATCAACCCTTATAAGCTTATTGGCCGTTCCTGTCAAATACCCCGCTTTTGTCGCTTGCTTTTTAAAATCTCTATTCTCTAAAATATGCATATTCAAACCTGTATTTTTCATATACACTCTTATCTGGTTTAGCATTTCAGAAGTTTTTATAAATACTCCATCAACTCTATGGACAACAACGCTCATGCCCTCACATCTTCCATCATCTATCATATCGTTGTAGATTGTTAACATTTGCTCTACTATGGAATGAGCTTCTTCGCCACCTTCAAGTACTTCCAATTTTATATTTTTAACTATATGGTCCATGTAACCTGTAATTGTCTTGATTTTATATTTCTTAAGAAGTAAATTAAGTATTTCTATACCTACAGCTACATTTATAGCAGTATTAAGGGGGCGGTCTTTTAAATCTTGAATGCTTTCTGAAACTTTATTTCTTATTTGAACGTATTTATAAACTGATAAATTTAATATTATCTCAATTAAGCTTTTGCCTAATTTATTTAATAAGTTTTCATTTTCTATGAGCCACTTTATTTCTTTGCCGCTCTCAGGGGTCCTTTCATTCTTGGATGTATATATTATGCAACTTCTATCCATAAGAGCCTTTTCATTGTTGTAATAACCTTCTTCTCCAGCGATTATAACTGGTCTACCAAGATAGAAGTTTTTAGATTTTAAAGCCTTGTCACCCCTGGCAACCGTTGAACCATCATAAAGGTTTCTTAGCACCTCAGAAATCTTTGATATTTTATATCTATCCCAACGCGAAGGTTTATGTTCTTCATAGATCATGCTGTAATTTCCATCTGACAAATCCTTTATTAAACTAAAATTCGTTGCTAACCCTAGTGATTTAATTTCATTAGTGGAATAATTTAGTATCGGAGCTATTACATTCTCCAGTATGGTACTTTTACCGCTGCCACTCTCTCCGATAATTAGCAAGTGATGTAATTTGATTTTTGCAGCTCTGCATTGTGCCACAGCTAAATTATTTATAATAGTTCCTATAATAGAAATTGTTTTTTCCGGACTTGCAAACCTAAAAAGATGCTTTTTAATTTCCTTTAACTCCGCAGCAGTTAAATTTTCTATTTCCATAATATCAACGCTATTTCTTCCATCACTTTTTATATTAGAGTGAAATTTATCTTTTCCAACTGCTCCATCATTAGTTATAAAAAGTACTTCATTATCTTTTTCTTTAAATTGAATACCATTAAATACTTCTTCTGTTTCTAATGCAAAGAATTTATTTATCCAAGTCTTTAAGTCTGTTAAATCGTCCACCCTACCTTTAAAGGCTAAATCCAAGGTACCGAGGAAATTTTTAAAACTCTTAACATCATCAAATACAGTTGAAGGACCTTGTCGGTTAATTGTTTCACCTGTAGAAGATTTAAGAATTAACTTAACACCTTCCTGATCCTCGTCAATAAACTTGATTCTTGATGCTTCAAGCAACTTAAAATCAGTTAAATATTTCTTTTTATAAGTTATTTCATCATCTTTTTCTTTGGCAATATATTTATAGATTCCTCTATTATCCTGCTGCAACTCAAATTTACTATTTAAATCTAATGATCTATTAAAAGCATTAAGTAAATCTTTCTTATCGTGTCCACTATCCAGCCAATCCGTAACGTCTTTATTGTCTCCCATAGATTTTATACCTGGAAGATTTATAAATTTAAATTCCTTAGATGACATGAAAAGCTCTCTATATACATTCCATTTATATTGTTCACCAGCTTTTCCAGTATCACTGCAAACATAAATTCTCCCACCTTTAAGCATTGAAATATCTTTGCAACTTTTTATACTTGTTGCTACATAATCATTATTTTTAAGCATTGAATTGAGGGTGTTGGCATCTTTTTCACCTTCACATATAATTACTACACTTTTATTTTTCATACCCTCAATGACTTTATAAAGATTATATGGAAGTTCGTCACAACCACGCTTATTAACTACCTTATTATCTTCTATATGATAATAAGAGAGTTCTTTTTTGCCATCAACATTCTTAAATTTTGCTTTAAAATAAGCAATTTCACCCTTATCGTTCACAAAATTAAATATTCCTAAGAGTTGCTGACCTTTTCTAAACTTGGTTAATTCCCATTCAATATAACCTTTGACTTTTTCCCTTAATTCCTCCTGGGGGCTTTTTTTTACTGAGAGCCCTAAATATTCCCTTGCCTTAATATAATCAATTCCTTTAAGCTCCATAATGAAGTCAAGAGCGTCGCCCTGCTTATCACACCCCCAACATCTAAATTTTTCTTTGTTTTTATCCGGAAAAAACTTAACTGACAGGGAAGGTGTTTTTTCGTTGTGAAAAGGGCACTTAATGTACCCTTGTTTATTAAATCTCTCGGATGTTTCTCTTTCTATGAGCGTTTTTAAATCTATGTCTTGAAGTTCCACCTTCTCACCTCTTTTCTAAAGTAAAATTTATTTGGATTATGAATTTCTAACATTATTTAAAATGTTTTGAACTGTATTTTGATTAAGCTCTAAATATAATTGTGTTTTTCCTGTCCAAGACTCTCTATAAAAATAGTATTCATTTATTGCTCCGCTATCTTCCAACTCTTTTATTATTTCAGATAATTTTTTACTCATTTACTTCAATTCCTTCGCTTTTATAAATATTACTGACCTTCTGCCTGTGGGCTTATATCTGCATCCAATTCCTTTAAAAAGTTTCTAACACTATAGTAGAGCTTTCTATATATCTCAAAACCAGTATTTTTATTTTCAGTGAATATGGTGTCATACAAATATAAATCCTGTATACTGCTCAACCTTCCTAAAAACGCTTTAGGTCTGTACAAACTTCTATAGTTGCCTTTCTTTATGTTCTCCATACCGTTTTTATCTTCAATAATGAGATACATTTTTATACACTTGGTTTTTGCCCTTTGAAGCTCCCTTATAAGCCTTATGTCGTCATGTGTATCAGTCTCCTCTGCCAAATTTCCGGCAAGTTCATCAACACTATTTTTCCTTTCAACTGCTACAGGAAAATATAAATCTCTGTATATTCCCTTTTCAGGGCACTTTGTAATAATTGCTGTATAATCACCCTCGTCAAGCTTTTTGGTTTTATGCAAGATTTTATTTCTGTCAAGGTAATCCAAGATATGCTGATTTTGCTGTTCCCGTGTGTCAATTATTATTTGAAAATTTTCCTTTAACAATTTTTTGATTTCACTTTCACTGAATCTATAAAACATTATCATACCTCCATACATATCCGCCACAATGTTTCGTCCTACCGTGTATATTTTCTCCTATCCCTTTAAATCCGTTCCTTTTAGCTTCTCTCACGCTATCAAATTGGATAGTGTCGCCATTGTGTATATTTATACCTTTCACGGGTATCTTTTGTTTATCTATGTTATTTTTAATTTTTATTTGTGTTATAGGATTAGCCATATTACCTTTTCTGTTTGTCCATCTTAAATTATCTGCATTATTGTTTGTAGTGACAGTGTCTATGTGATCTACCTCTGCACCATCAAAATACCCACCTACAAAAGCTTTTCCTACTAAATCATGGACTCGACACACATTACATTTTCCATTCTTTGATAAATTAACTTGTAGGTATCTCCTTTTAGTATCTAGCCCAGGTTTCAATACTCGCCCCGTTTTCATTCTCTTTACGCCATTTTTCATTGTTGATATCCTGTCCAAACTTTTGACCTTACCCAAATTACTAACTTGGTAATACCCTTCATATCCTTTGATATCTTTCCAAATTTCCACTTCTGTAAGCTTATACTGCACTTTCTATCACCTCTTTTGTCCTTCTTTCCATATATAAAAATCCTCTAGTACTTTCCATTTGGGATATATCTTCAATATGATATTTACTTTCAAATTTCTTTACCTTTTTAATCTTGTCTTTAAAATTTTTATATGGCAGCATGATTATTTTTATTTGAGATACCACTTTTCTCACACTCCCTTCACACACTGTTCAAATTATGTCACATCAGAATGGAATATCTCCGTCGTCGATAGGCGTTATAGACAAATCTGGCGGCTCATCTGCTGGTTT